TGGGCCTAGGAATCGCTTTATCACTCACCTGCATGATTTTGCTCATTGCCGTGAATTCCATCCTGGCCGCCGAGCGCCAAGAAATGGAAGTGCGCTACCTGGCCGCGCTGGCCGATATTGAAATGAGGGACTGCCATGGTGTCTGAATCCGTACTACTCCGAGCCTCTGCCCTAGCTTCTACCTTGTGTGTCGACATGTACGCCCAGGCCGCCAATGAGGCGCGTCCCGACCACCGTGAGGCCGCCGAGATGCTAGCCCGCACCCTAGACCACCTTTCCCGGCTTATGGCCGAGGAAGCAGGACTACTGGCCACCGACGATGTATGACGCCAGAGGCAACTGGGTTCCCGCCCGGCGCAATTCTCAGGGCATTCACTGCGCAGTGTGTGACCGGATATTTGCTGGCGAGTATGTGCCCCGGGATCGGGTTTGTCGTGACTGTCGTGAAATTAAGGAAAACCAATGCGCACAATCGAAATTGATCTAGCGACCGCCACTGGCCCTGATGCCGTTAGCCATTTATCTTTGGCTAGTCCGGCTTTGCGGCCTCTTGATGGAAAAGTTATTACCCAGCGTTCATCCTTTGTCGAGCTGGATAAAGGTAAGGGAAGCGCTGAGGTCTCCCCCGGCCCGATTGAAATCACGTTCCACAGTACGTCTGGGCGGCACACGGTTGTGAAGTCGGTAGTGCCAGAGGGCGAAGGCCCGATCAGTCTTGCTGAGGTTGTTGGTCTCAGTGGTGTTGCCAATGTGGATGCTCTGGCAGAGTTTGTCGTTGCTGCCAAGCCGACGCTTGTTGCTGCTGTCGAGCAGTTCTTTGAAAAATCGATTCGTATTGAGGACTCGGCGATTTCTATCGGTGGAAAAACTACTGGCTCATTAATTGGACCGCAAGGCGACCGTGGCCCAGCAGGCCCGAAAGGTAACCGGGGTCCGGCTGGTCCTGACCATACGCCCACCGTTGAGGTGCTTGCTAGGTCTGGTGATGTCCCGGTGGTGGTGGTGTCTCGGTATGGGCTCCTTAGAGTTTTGGACTTTTTCGATATCTCCGCAGGTCCTGATTCTTCATTTGCTGTGAATCTGGCGACGAAGGACAGGCCGCGCGCGCAAGTTCAGATCCCTATCGCGAGCGGCGGACAGGTCACCATCACCCCCGACGGAGTCATCGTCTATGACAATAGTTCGAGTCCGGCAAACGGACAGGCTGTGTACTTCGTTTAATTCCTAAATCTTTGTAGTTGTCTCGCGCCGCGACGCTAAAGCGGTGGGCCGTCTCACCAACGGTGCTGTCCCCGGTTAGAGCGGGAATTCTATTGATCCCGATGATCGGGAGGATAACGCGGTAAAGGCAGACTCGGGCGCGTCTCGCATGGTGGCGAGTGCTCTATCCTCCCGACGCCCCAGTCCTGGGGGCCGAGTAATTCCCGTGCCCCGCCTAGAACGACCGACCAAACGACCGACGAGTGAAAGCTCTCGGTGTCGCTCTAAGTCCAAAAAGACTTAGGGCCACCTCTCTCCCTGCACTCCCTCTGAGTGGTTCACCTCGTCCCAGATTGAAAAGAAACAGTTATGAATAATCGATACCGTAAATCATCGAAGCCTAAGCACCGACGCCGTGTGATTGAACCTGAACTACCTACCGAACGTTTGTATGCCCCTCGTGATTGGAGCCGGTGGGAGAAGTTTGCTCGCTTGTCCATGTCTCGTGCGCATCGGGTGGCTGGTCTGTGATGCCCATTAAGACATGGCCGCGTAAAGCTTCTACTGATACTGGGATGCCGCGAAGCGACTGGCGAGTGCCGGCTTGGCATGCGGAGGCTAAGTGCGCGCATCCGGGCATCGATCCTCGCGAGTATGATGCAGTGCCGCCTTCCTTGCGGCGTGGGGAGTCTACGTATTCGAATGTAGACCGGGCGGTGCAGGCGTGCGCTGGCTGTCCGGTAGCGCAGCAATGTGCAATCGAGGGCCTGCTGGAAAGGTGTTCCGGTACGGTGCGCGCGGGTGTGCCGCTTACCACTGTCCGTATGACCCCCGGTCAGTTCGATGCGCTGTCTCGTGTGGCGCGTGGTGAGTCTGTCGAGCGCGCTGTGTGGGCCGCAGGGCTGACGGACACGAAGGGGTGGGAGTAGTGAGCCGGTGGGGCGGTAGAAAGGCGCAGGGGCTCACCCGGCTTACCTTGGCGACCTACGGGACTCGGTGCCATCTGTGTGGTCGTGATGGTGCGACGACAGCTGATCATGTTGTGCCGCGCAGTTTGGGTGGAACTGATGAGCTCACGAATCTGCGTCCTGCGCATTCCAGCTGTAACTACAAGCGAAAAGATATGCCTTTGCATATTTGGCGTGAGCGTTATCCGATGAATGCTCAAGCAATTCAGTCTCGGTCGCCTCGGTGGTTGTCGTCGAAGAAAAATCTTGACGAGCCGCCGGGCGGGGATGGCGCGAGCCGGTGAGTTTTTTAATTTCGGGCTCGCTGGAAGTCCCGCGCCAGCCCCTTTTTTCCCTCCCACATTGTGACCGGGCGGGGCACCCTATCCCCTCCCCCTACCCCCCTTAAAACTTCGAGTTCAAGCAAGGAATTTCAACCATGACAGATGCACTTTTTGATGTGAAGCCACCCGACCGCGAGCCGGGAAGGCATGAGCGGAAACTCAACGAGACCATCGAAGCGGCCCGCGCCGCCGACCGACTCATCGACCAGGACGAAGCTCTCATCTCACTGGCTCGCTCGCTGGCGTGGGCGCTCGACGAGGGCGAAGCGGAAGGCAAGCCCTACGCGATCGCTCAGGTTGCTGGTCCGTACCGCGATGTCCTCGAATCTCTCCGACTTACTCCTACCGACCGAATGGCTGAAACGAATGATGAACTTAATCGAGCGCTCGCCGAGCTCGCCGAGTGATTTTGCGTCGGCATGGGCCGACCTCGACGTGAAGCCGCGCTTTATCACTGAATGGCCTGACCCTAAAGCCGGCGCGGGCTCGAAGATTATCAAGACGATGCATCTTTTAGGGCGCAAGCCGATGCCCTGGCAGCGACTTGCGGCATGCGTTATCGGTGCGCGTCGTGAGGACGGTCGCCCCCGTTGGCCTTTCATCGTGATCACCGTTCCCCGTCAGTCGGGAAAGACGACGCTATGCAACGCCGTTCAGTTCCATCGCGCCGTGTCCTTGCCTGGCGCGAAGGTTTGGTACACCTGCGACACAGGGCAAAAGGCGAGGCAAAAATGGCTGGAATTGGTCGATGATGTAGCCGCCTCGCCGTTTCACGCCCCGTTCGTGAAAGTGCTGAAAACGAACGGCAGTGAAGCTATCAAAATTCCTTCGCTGCGCTCGCAGATTCGACCGCATCCGCCGACTGAGGACTCGCTGCACTCCGAGCAGTCAGACATGAATATCATCGACGAGGCGTGGAGCTTTGACGAGCCCGAAGCCGCCGCATTAATGCAGGCAATTACCCCAACGCAGGCTACACGCCCGCATAGACAAACAATCATTATCTCGACGATGGGCTCTGCCGAGTCGACGTGGTTCCACGGCCTGGTCGATCAGGGGCTCGCAGGCGACGCCGGTATTTTCCTTCTCGACTACGGCATTCCATTCGACGCTGACCCGACTGACCTCGAAGGGGTAGCACTGCATCACCCGGCCTATGGGCACACCGTAGACGACGACGCTATCGAGGCCGCTTTTGCTCAGTTGGGAGCGGCGGGCTTCGCGCGAGCGTATGGCAATCTGCGAACAGGTGCGCGCGACACGCTCATTCCTGCTCAGTCATGGGCGCTGGCTCAAACAACCGACGACATGCCCGAAGACGTTGAGGCTTTCATCGGCGCCGCGATCGATTTGGAGCGTACCGAAACCGCGGTCGCCGCCGCAGCGTGGGTCGATGGGAAACCTTTTATCGAAATTCTCGACGTGCGACCCGGTACAACGTGGGCACTAGGCAAACTCCGTGATTATCACGCGTCAGCAAAGACCCCGCCCGTTATCGACAATGTCGGGCCGAGCTCGACGCTGTTCGCTGAAGCGAAGCGCGCCGGCCTTAAGCCGATTACGCCGACCGTTCGGGAGCTCACGACCGCGACTGCCGAGGCGTACGACCGGCTCACTTTTACCACGCCCGACGGCGCGCCCGCGCCGAACATTTTCGTACGCAGCGACCCGGCGCTCGACCTCGCGATGCAGATCGTCGATCGCCGCCACCTGGGCGATTCGTGGACGTGGTCACGAAAAGAATCGCACGGGTCTATCGCAGCACTTGAAGCCGCAACCCTCGCACTTCACGGGCTTTTGACACACAAAAAATCAGCTAAGCCATTCATCATCTAAGGAAACGTCGAATGTACTACGTAGACAGCTCCGATTATTCGCACGTCGTCGTATGTGAACAATGCCACTGGCGCGAGTTGGTATCAACCCCCGCCGCAGGCGTGAAACGTCTCGCAATTCACCTTAAAAAAGTACACGGCGATTCTCTGGCTGCGAGACGCGCCCGCGACGCATACAAGAAGCGCCTATCCCGGTCAAAAAAGCGCCCTGAACTCGGAAGTTCTAGCAGCATCTCACCCTAATGTTTTGATAGGTCCATGGGAATATTTAACCGCATTCGTCGACTGGCCGTGCTGCCGCAGCAGCTCGCCGCCGCCGCGTATTCCTCCCCGTGGGCTGATACCTCGCACCTTTTTACCGCTGAGGTTCCCGACTACATCACCCCGACCGTCGATCGCGACACCGCGATGAAAATCCCGGCGTTACTTCGCGCCCGCAACCTCATTGTGACCACCATCGCCCGTGTGCCGCTCACCGCCGACGAGGGCACCGCCCCCGCATGGATAGCCGGCACCGTGCCGCACATCGGTATGCCGCAAACTGAATTTCATCGCATGTTGTGGACTGCCGACGACCTCTTTTTTTACGGGCGCAGCGCATGGGCAATCGAGCGCGCAGGCGACACCGCCGTCGTTGCAATCCACATTCCGGTGTCTTTGTGGAATTACGACGCCGAGGGGAACATCATCGTCGACGGCATCATCGCTGACCCGAGCGAGGTCTGCGCATTCTCTGGAATTCATGCGGGCATTCTCGAGCACGGCGTCGACGCCCTGGCCGACGCGTACAAGCTCAACCGCGCAGCCGCACGCATTTCCGACATTCCGACCGCGCTTGTCGAGCTGCGACAGACCAACGACGCCGAGCTTTCCCGAGAAGACATCGAGTTCATCATCGAGTCGTACGTCAAAGCGCGCCAAGGCCGAAACTCGGGAGTCGCTTTTTCCTCAAATGGCATCGAAGCCGTCGACCACGGCATCGCGCCCGAAAATCTCCTAATCCAGGGACGCAACGCCGCCACCGTCGACATCGCGAGGTTGGCGAACCTCCCCGCGCCGTTCATCGACGCGACCGTGGGCGGTACGTCCTTGTCCTATGAAAACAGTGCCAGCCGCATGACCGAGCTAATCGCATTCGGGCTGTCGCCGACGCTGGCAGCGATTACCGCCCGGCTGAATATGCCCGACATGACCCCGCCAGGCTCGCACGTGAAATTCGACACCGAACGCATTCTCGATGACATTCCGAACGCTGCAATCCCCGACCTCACCCCAGTACCAGGAGGGCTGAACAATGGCTAACGCATACATCTGCGATATGGACTTGCTCACTAACAACGACAGCGGCACGACCAGCGATCCGCGCCGCGTCCTTGTGGTGCACACTTTCGAAGGACGCGACCTCGACGCCGCCGCGATGGCCCGCTACCAGCAGCAGCCGTCCGCGGGCGGGAGCTATCACCTCGTCATCGACAAGGACGGCACAACCGCCCGCGAAAACGATGACGAGTTCATGCCGTGGGCTGCATACCCGACGGGCAACCGCATCGGCTATCACTTCTCACTGGCAGGCCAAGCCGCGTTCACCCGCGACCAGTGGCTCAACCGCCCCGCGCAGTTGACCAAGCTCGCCGAGGTGCTGGCCGCGTACTCGATGGCGTACGGCATTCCACTCATTCGCCGCACCGCCGAGGGCGTGCGCGCGGGCCAGTGGGGTGTGTGTGGTCACGCCGAGATTTCCGGCGCATTCCACGAATCTGATCACACCGACCCCGGCGTGAACTTCCCGTATGACCACGTCCTCAACCTCGCTAACGGCATCGTTAACGACCTCAAAAAAGGAGATACAAAAGTGACTAACCTGCTCGACGAAATGATCACCGTGTGGGACAAGACACGGCACAAGGTGCGCGAGCTCATCGCGAATATCGACAGCCGCACGCACATCATGTTCACCGAAACGCTCCCCCGCATCGAGCAGAAGCTCGACCAGGTACTCACCGAGCAGGAAAAGAATTAGCTCATGATCGCAGCAGCCATTCTAACAATCGTCCTTTACGTGTGGACCTCTACCGTCTTCGACCGATTGGTGCCCCAATGGAATTCCTAGCAGTTGCAATCGTTGGTGTCCTGGCCGGCCTGGCAGGCGCGGGGCTCGCGCTTCTCGCGTTCGGCTTGTGGCTTGCGAAGAAAATCGACGAGCACCCCGACAACCACCGTTAATCCTCATGATCGAAAGTTCCCAATTGCGACACCCCTGGCGCGCGACGCTGCGCACTCTCATCGCATCGATAGTTGGTCTCTTACCCGTGCTCCCGCATATCGCGCATGAATTCGGATGGGAATCAATCCCGTGGATAGCGACCACGCTCACGGTAGCCGCGGCAATTACCCGAATTCTCGCGACACCGCAGGCGCATTCCTGGCTGGAAAAGTACGCGAGCTGGCTACTGCCTGAGTCGACGCTCCCACCATTCGACGCGACCAACATCAAGAAAGAGAAAGAGGAAGAAGATGAATAAAACGCATTTCATTAACACCGAATTCATTACCGCCGCCGCAGCCGCGATGCCCGATGCACCGACCACCGCTGACGAGCGTACCCTCACGGGCCTTGTCCTCCCGTTCGGTCGCGAGGGCCGCACCTCTGCAGGGCTTCTGTCTGTCACCGCAGACGCAATCTCAATGCCCGAGGACATCGGTCGCATCAAGCTCTACCGCGACCACTCCGACGTGGGCGGCACGCCGGTTGGCAAGGCGACCAGTGTCGAGGTCAAGGACGACGGCATTTACATGTCGTTCCGCGTGGGCAAGACCCCCGATGGCGATGCCGCTATCGCCGACGTCGTCGAGGGCATCCGCGACGCGTTGTCTGTCGAGCTCGTCGATACCGTCACCGCAGGCGGTGTGCTCTCCGCGGGCACGTTGACCGCCGTCGCGCTGGTCCCCGTTCCCGCGTTCGACGATGCGCGCATCACGTCCGCATTCGTTAAGGACGACGAGGACGAGGACACCGACGAGGGCGATACCAAGAACAGCGAGCAAGACACCGCCCCCGCCGCCGACTCCGACCAGGACGACGAAGACACCGAGGAGAACGACACGGACAAGACTAAGACGACCGCCTCCTCAACTGCGATGCGTTCCACGCTCACTACCCGACTCGCAACCTCGCGAGTCACCGCCGCAACCCGAAAGGACACTATGAACCTCGAAAACGTCGCCGCCACCATCGTCGGAAAGATTAACGGCGCTACCACCATCACCGCCGCGCTCGCCACCATCACGCAGGCAAGCCAGCCCGCTGTCGTCGACCAAGAGTGGCTAGGTGAGCTCTTCAACACCGCCCCGTTCGAGCGACTTATCGTCCCGACCATGAAGCAGCGCACGCTCACGCAGATGAAGCTCAAGGGCTGGCGCTGGACAGACCGCCCCAAGGTAGACGACTACTCCGGCAACCTCACCGAAATCCCGACAAACGCAATCAAGACCGAGCCCGTAGAAGCCGACGCTAAACGCATCGCAGGTGGCCACAAGATTGACCGAAAGTTCATCGACTTCGCCGATAACGAGTTCATTCAGTCGTACCTTCGCGAGATGACCGACAGCTACAAGATGAAGACCGACGCTCACGCCGCCGAGTTCATCATCGCCGAAGCCGACAAGGTCGCGACCGCAGGCAAGCAGCCGACCCTGCTGCACGCCGCAGCAAAGGCTAACCAGGTCATCTTTAAGAAGCTGCGCAAGTATGCGACGACTTTCCTTGTCAACCCCGAAGATTTGTTCAAGCTCTTCGACATCACCATGATGGACGAGCCACGCTACCTCGAGTTGTTCAAGATCGACCCGGCGTCGTTCATTCCCGACGAGCGAGTCCAGGCCGGCCACGTCGTCGCCTACCACAAGGATTCTCTCGCGTGGGGCGAGCTGCCCGGCTCCCCGATTCGCGTCGACGCCCTCGACGTCGCACACGGTGGCTCCGACAACGCTTTGTTCGGTTACTGGGCTGCACTTGTCGAGGATGCGCGCGGCCTTACCGTTGTGCCGTTCGGCACTTCCTCCGAGAGGTAGCCATGGCCGCTCCGATTACGCTGCAGGACATGGCGGCGCACTTAGGTATATCCCGCCCGGACGATTCGCTAAGCTCGACCATCACCGCGTGCATCGAGCTCGTCGAGTCATGGAAGGGCAAGCCGCTCACCGAATGGCCCGAACGATGGCGACTCGGGTGCATGATGCTCATCGCCCGCGTCGACCGGCGTCGCCAGTCCCCAACCGGCGTCGACACGATTACCGAAATGGGGCCGGTCTATTTGGCACGCAAAGACCCCGAGACCGCGCAGATGCTCGACCTCGGGGCATTCCGAAAGCCGGTGGCGCTATGATTCGCGCAGCCCTCGACCAGGTGCTCACAGTCCTCGACGACGCAGGAATCGCCGCCACCATTGACGCACGTAATCTCTCCGCACCCGGCTGTTTCGTTACTGTGACGAAAGTTAGCGATCTCGCCCTCGACGGCAGCGCGAAAGTCACCGGCGACATCGTCGCCGTCGTTCGCGACTTAGGAGGTGCCGCCGACATCGACAACTTGTCAGCGTTACTCGACGACGTTGTCGAGCCGCTTAAGGCGGCGAATGTAGAAATTACCGACATTATCACCAATGAGCAGGCCACCCCACCGAGTGGTGGCACGCTCCCCGCCGCTCGACTCACTTACACCCTCTACATCTAGGAGTAATCATGACTAATTCTTACATCGTGGGACCTGGCATACTTACGCTTAGCTCCCCCTCGCTTGAATTGTCCGCGCAGGTCACGAAGTGCGAAGTAAAGCCATCCGTCAAGGCCGACGACCCGATCCATGTGCTCTCTGGGGCAACTATCGGGGGTAATCGTGACTACACTGCCACCCTCGACGTTACTGTGCTACAGGACCTCGTAAAAGCTGGCATCATTGACTTTTCGTGGAATAACGCAGGTAAAGAAGTCACTTTCACCTACACACCAAATACTAAGGCCGGCGCGAAGATCGCCGGAAAGTGCATCGTTGACCCGATTACCGTCGGGGGTGAGGTCAAGAAGCGCGCGACCTCTGACTTCTCTTGGGAGTGCGTAGGTCTTCCGACTTTCACCCCTAAGGCGGGCTAGTGACTGATATCTATTCAGGTTCCGGTATCCGCGTAGACGGCGCGCGCGAGCTTAGACGTGCGCTTAAAAAGGCGGGTATTGACCTGAAAGATGAAATCAAGGCAGCGCACCGGGGAGTGGCTGACAAGGTCATTACCCGCGCGCGCACAACCGTCCCTATTGCCCCTGCATCAATGACGACCGCAAAGCCCGGTCTGCTTCGTGACTCACTGCGCAGTGCAGGCACGCAGACCGCTGCTATCGCCCGCGCCGGCAAGAAACGCGTACCGTATGCGGGCCCGATTCAGTGGGGCTGGCACCGTCGGAATATTCGCCCGAGCCTCTTTCTAACCCGCGCCGCTGCCGACACAGAACCGGAATGGGTGAAGGACTACGAAGAAAGATTCGACAAGATTCGCGAAGAAATCGAAAACTCAACGAATGGAGTAAACCAAAATGGCTGACAAGTACATCATCACCCTCGACAACGTCGATGACCCGTTGACTATCGCAGTACGCATCTCCGATATCATCGTCGCCGAGCAGGAAGGTCAGCGACGGGGTTGGGGCCCGGTCGCCGACCTCACCCTGTCTTATCTCGTGCTGCAGATGCACAAGGCAGCGCGCCGAGAGTACCGCGACCGAGTTCCCGAGAAATTCGAGGACTTCCGCGATGCGCTTGCCGATTTTGAGCGCATCGAGGGGGCACCCGCGATCCCTTTCCCACAGGAAGCCACACCCGAGGGCTAATCGCCCTCGCTATGCGCATTGGGCTGCATCCTCATTCGCTTTTTGATGTGCCCGACGAAACTCTTGTGACCATGCTCGAAATTTTGGAGGATTGGAACAATGGCCGGTAAAAGTGCTGTTCTATCCGTACGCATTATCGCCGACGCCGCAAAAGCGGCGGCGGGTTTCGCCGACGCCGAAAAGCAAGTGGGCGGGTTTCAAGACAAGCTGTCCGCAATAGGTGAAAAGGTTGACAAGGCCGCAGGATATGCAACCGTAGCCTCCGGCGCATATGTCGCGTTTGCTAAGACCACCGTCGATGCCGCCTCCGACATGGAGCAGTCCGTAGGTGCTGTGAATGCGGTATTCGGCGACCAAGCCGCAGCAGTACAACGCGCCGCTGAAGGTGCCGCGCAGTCCGTGGGCCTGTCCGCTGCCGAATACCAGAACATGGCCGCGCTCATGGGCTCACAGCTGCAGAATTTCGGTTTCGAGCAAGACCAGGTCGCTGGCAAGACCGACGAGCTCATTTCGCTAGGCGCTGACATGGCCGCGATGTATGGCGGCACGACGAGTGAAGCCGTTTCTGCAATTTCGTCCTTGCTGCGTGGTGAGCGAGATCCAATTGAGCGGTACGCGGTCGGCATCAATCAAGCCGCCGTTAACGCCGAGCTCGCCGCACAGGGTCTGAGCGGTCTTGAGGGCGAAGCTCTCAAGCATGCCGAAACTCAGGCGACGCTGAAGCTGCTTTTCGAGCAGTCGGGCAACGCACTAGGCACGTTCGCGCGCGAGGGCGATACCGTTGCAGGTCAGCAGCAGCGCGCTAATGCAGAATGGCAGAATGCGAAAGCCGTATTAGGTGAGCAGTTGCTTCCATACGTGACCGAGGGCGCAAAATGGTTAGGCAATATGGCGAAAAAGATAGGCGAGCACCCCGAGTTGTTCAAGCTCGCAGGCGGCGCGATTCTAGGTTTCACGGCTGCGCTGCAGGGAATTTCGACCGGCATCAAGGTTGTCAATACCGCGAAAACTGCTTTCGGACTGATGAACACGGTTATTTCTGCTAACCCGCTCGGCGCGTTCCTAACCGTCCTTGGTCTCGTCGCAGCCGGCCTTATCACCGCATACCAGAATTCGGAGACGTTTCGTAATTTCGTGCATGAAGCTGGGCGTGTCGCTGGGGAGGCGTTCGGTACCGTCGTCGATTGGGTCAGGTCAGCGTGGGAGTGGATACAAAGCCTAATTGACAAGGTATCTACCTTGATTGGATGGCTGCAAGACGCCTGGGGCTGGGCCAGCGACGTAGCCGGAATGGTAGGCAATGCGCTGTCATTCGGTGCCGGCGACCCGTCGCTCACGATGGCACTAGCGACCGCTTCGGGAGCATCGTCGTTCATGAAAATGGTTCCGCCCGCGCCGGAGGTAACGGCCGCTAGCATCCCGAACTTCGACCGCGCTGCCCTGGCGCTGCCGAGCTCGGCACCGTCCATGCCGGTCTACAACATCACGGTTAACGGCGCGCTCGACGCCGATCGCGTGGCTCGCCAGATTAAAACCATTATCGAAAAACACGACAGGAGACAAGGGTGGTAAGCAGGTTAGCGTCAACCGCCGTCATTTCCATAAAGCGCAAGGGACGCACAACGCTGTTCGGAGCAACCGCAATCGGCGAAGGTATCGAAATAACGTGGGGACGGCAGTCGCTTTTTGCCGCACCAGCCAAGCGCAGTGCCACCGTCCGCCTGAAAATCGGGACATTGTCGAAAATGCAGGCTGTGTTTGAGACCATGCTCCGCGCAGAGTTGAACATCACAGTAGACGAACAAGTCGTTTTTGTTGGCCACATCGACGCTCTTAAACCCTGGATCAACCGCGGCGAATGGTGGGTAGAACTAAAAGCTGTCGAGGCGCGGGGGTGGAATGCGTTACTGAGTAAGAAATTTAATACGAGCGCACCAACCCCCGCGCTGATGCGTAAGTCGATGGAGATCCAATCTGGCGGCATTAAACCTTCGGTTAAGGAGGGCGCCGATACTGATTGGCCGTCACTGCGTTTTGCACCCCCCAATGCGTACGTCTCACTCACCTATGAACAGGGCTGGAGTGCGGTCGCCGCACCTTACCCCCTCGCCTGGCCGTCATGGTCGCCGGACTATGCAACTGTCATGGCGACAACCTGGCAGCTTAACCACCGATGGAACGACACTGTCATTCATTCCGACCAAATTGCTTGCGACGATCCCATCCAAGAAGCTACCGAGCTGACGCAGTCCTACCAGTTTTCATCCGGCGGCACCTATGGCGAAGTGCGTGAACATAGCTCTGTGAGTTCATCTGGAATAGGCCAGCCCACATCTAACGATAGACGCGAATTTAAGAATCCTTTTGCTGTCACCGGCTACCCCTCCGCCATGCTTTCGGGAGTTTCTCTCCTTATCCAAGCACAGATTACGGCACCTCGCACTTTCACGGTGTACGACGATATCTTAATGACATCTCCCCAGGAGATCGCGGCATACTTTGCACTGTTTATGCCGTGGGAGCGGCGCACACGCTTCGCTATTAGCGGCGCAGCTCCCGACGACGTCGTTGGGCTTTTATGGACTCATTCCACACCGCGATACACGGCAATCGGAGGAGTATTGACCATTAATCCGCAGAGATCGAGTCATGAAATGATTTGCATTTATACCAGTCCCTATCGCACGGCTTAG